CCCGTGCGGATTGGCCGCTTAATCCTTCGTTATTAACACAAAACAAATTAGATTGACAGCCCATTACACGTGCCGTGCACGTACTTGTTCAGAGTGACTTACATAAATTTCCACATGATGCCCATCTTCGTCAACCATAATTAACCTTGCGGGCGGATGGATAAACACATCAAGCCCCTGAACATACCGCTCATTCATCGTCATTTCAATTAAACGATTACGTTGCGCCTCATACGCGGGGTCATATTGAGCAGGAGGTGGAGGAAGTTTTAGGTTCATCGACGCCCACCCGGAATAGCATTAAGCCGCATAATGCCCACACGCCAATCGACGTTGCGTGCACCATCGACGCGCATGTTGATCTGCCGTCCGTTAAAGCGCACCGACGTTGGATTGTCTAGAGAGTACGGCCCGTAGGTTGTCTCTTCCCCGTTCGGGTAATACTTCTTAATGAACGTCGCCGTCACATCGCCCTGTGTCCGCTCGTCTGGGATCAACTCGTTGATGTGCAGAACACGGTCGCCCTCACCAATCTGAATTGGCCCAGTCTCGGCGAACACATCACCGCCACCGGGACGGACGAATGCGAACTCTTGGTCGTACACTTCGCCGCTTGGCGACCACCACATTGGGTAGTTGAACACGGTCTTGTCAACGCCGCAAGTGCGCGCCAGTGTACCGATGGCCCAATGGTTTTCTTGGAAATTCCAAACGACATAGCGGTCGTTCTCAGTCGATGACGCAGATGGGTAGAACCACCACACTTCGCCAAACTCTGCATTTGGAACGCAGACAATCTTAGAACGCTGAGAGTTGTTGATGTTGGAGAAGATGTAATCTTCTACGTCTGACGGCATCGGCTTAACATAACCATCGTACATGAAGAAGCCACGGTTGCCCATCCAGACCGCCATGTTGTCAAGAACAGCTATAGCTTGGCGGGAGATGATGCCACAATTACGACCGGCTGTTTCGAACTTGTAAACGAATGGAGCGCCAACGTAGTCCGCAACATGTGCGTCTACGTCAGTGAGAACCAGCGTCTGGCCACGAACACGACGGGCGCACATGAGGCTGCCCGGCGTTGTAAGGATGAAGCTACCGGCGAGATTGGTGGACGCGGCTGTCCAGACCGTGTTGTTCTCAAGATCGCACCACGCAATCTTACGCGGGTTGCCGTCGGCTCCCAATGCAAAGATCGAACGCTCGTTGGTAACGCAAAGGCCGACACAACTCGCGGGAGAGTTAGTGATACGTGCCGCAAGCGTAACGGGGGTTACGTCGTCCAACCGCCATTCGTACAGCTTGCCGTCCGATGTGGCGCAGGCCACGAGGTATTCGCCCCAAGTATCGAGGCTCCATGTGGTTGCTTCGGTAACCGGGCTAATGTCAGGACGCGGTGTCCCGTAGGTATAGCTGCCGTAAGTAAGGTCGCCGTAGCCAGTGTTATCGCTACCGTCGGCTGGGCCGGGGACATACCCGGCTGGTGTGATGTCAACGAGAACACCCGCTGATGTCATGCTGTAGAGTTTTGTGTTAGTCCCTACACCAAGACGGCGAGTGCCATCGTTTGAACGCCACGCAATTGTAGAACGCGGAACACCGTTTGTGGCGCTCGTAGTACGAACGCGCCATCCACCAATCGGGCGCATTGTCCCGTTATGCCAACGCACAAGGTTGGCGTCATACCACCGCCCTGCGGCCTGAAGTTCAGTGCCGTTGCGATATACGCCGGGTGGTATTGAAATAGGGATCAGTGTCATGCCGTTATCCGTTTTGAGGCGCTGCGCCCTTATATCACTTTTTAGAAGTTTTTACAGCTTCTTCCCATGCTTGCACAGTCAAGCGATGTTTCAAAGCACAATCGCCATATTTAGCAATAAGATCAACTTCCCAAGTTGCACGTTCAGGGTCGGTTAGCGTCGATGGCGGGGCCGGAAGTACTGGACAATTACTCGCCAGATTCGCCGGAGGCAGAGGCATTGGCACGATTGATACCGCCTTCGAGCAGCCCGATAACACGAGTATCAGGAGCACAATCAGCAGGGACAGCAGGGAGAGTTTTGTATATCTCGCGGATTGTTTCTCGTTCTCCGGCGACCACCACATCGGTTTGATCTTGTTGGGTTTGATAAAGCGTAGAAACCTCATCTATTTTTCCTTGCATTTCTTGGCGTTGCTTATCTGCCTTTTCCAAAGCCTTGGAATACGCGGCATCGCACTGCCAGTCACGGACTTTATATCCAGAGGCTGCACCGAGAATAAGTGCCCCGCCCACTGCGTACAGCAGCATTGGGTTAGGCATTAAAGCCATGCGGAATACTTCCTCGTCTTGGCCTTGCGGTCATCAAGACCATGTGTACCACCATTGATCCGCTTAGTGAGCGCCAGAATGGCAGCGTCGCCGACGCCTTGGTCACAGATCGACCACAGCTTGTTCTTGTCGAAGAACCACAGCGCGCTCTCAAAGCATAGTTCACCCGACACAAGGTCGGGGTTGTCCATTACTTCGGGTCGTCCGATGTAGTTTGCGAAAGCTTGGTAATTTGCTTTGCCAGTAAGTTGGAGAGCGCCACGTCCACGGAACTTCCAGCCATCCCCAGACGCTTCATCACCATTGCCCATGCGGTTTGCATATACCCGATTAGCAATCTTTTTTGGCTGGCGTTCATACGCCCTAGCCATTGCTTCAGTCGGGAAATACTTACCAAAGATACCGCGTAAACCTTTCGCGCTATAGTTAAGGTTTTCGCTAAAAGCTTTGAACCCGCCACTTTCATGCGCAGTTTGAGCAAAGAAATGCGCAGCGCGAGTGTGTGATAGTTTATAGAAAGCCGCAGCTTTTTTAAGTGTTCCCGGACCGAACGCACCATCTGCCGTTACTCCTATTTTCTGTTGAAGATTAACTAGGCTCATTGTCCAGCACTCCGCCAATCAGGAAAGTCATTTTCGTCAACTACGCCGTCGCCGTTGATGTCGTAACGCATATCGTTGCGGTACTTCTCCCAAGGCTCCATGTCGTCGTCGTCATCGTCGTCGTCTTCAGCAACTTCTTTAACTGTCTCCATAGCTGGCGTCAGGTCGAGCGGCGCAGGTGGCGGAGAAGCAGGCTCTTCTGGCTCAGGGTCGTTGCTATCTTCTGGCGTTGGCGGAACCAACTCGCCCTTCATGCCCATCAGCGTGGCGTATGAACCCGCGACCGCACCGACAACCGAAGTCATGACGTAGCTGAGGAGGCCGAATACGTCTTTGTTATCAATCACTTCGTTCGATACAAACAGGCCCGCGATCATGGCAATGGTGATAGCGCAGATAACAAATGCCATCGTGCGCGCCGCCATGAGGAGCGCCTTAATGCGCGCATCCATCAGTTTATCTTCCATCTTTAGTCCTTCCCGGCCAGCGGATTCGCCAGCGTCTTTTGAATACGTGCAGCAGTCTCAGTCTCAAGTTCTTTGATCCGGCGCTGTTGTTCCCTATCCTGCTCACGCAGTTGGTCTATAATAGCGCGCTGCATCTGCATGTTCTGCGCGTCGCTGTTTCTAACGCTACTCGACACCGCGTCAACAGTCTGGCGCGTTGCGCCCACGCTGCTGGAGATTGAGCCGGTCAGGTAGTTCAAGGCTTCGCTGTTGCCTTTGGTCAGACGCTCGACGCTCGTGACGCGCTCATCTAATACCGAGATGCGGCCCTCAATACCGGATATGTCAGGTGGGACATAAGCGGCGGTGACTTCTTTCATAGTCAAGAACTGCTGGTACACTTGAAAGCCACCCCACAGCCCACCGACAATAGTCGATATGGCCGCGAAGATAATAGCAATCTTGCCGCTGCTCAACCCGCCAATATTAAAGCTGAAGCCGCTTTCGTCAAAGGCGACTTTAGGTTCTTCTTTCTCGTCACTCATATTGCTTGTCCACCATCTCTTGCCAACGGGCGTCGTTTGTCTGCATTAGACGATACATCTCGAAGTTTGCATCTCGTAACTTACGTTTGCGGTATATATCACGAATTGCGTAAAAGTCAGCCCTATCTTGCAACGACGCCTGCGTGTACGCGGCGAAGCCCGGCACGGCCCCCATTGTGGAAATCGTGTCGCCCTGCCCCTCAGACATGCCGCTGTCGGACTGCGGTGCATTTCCGGAAGAGACTGAGGGCTGAGGCGACCCAAGGCCCAGCGCCTCGACCGTGTTGGACATAGACATCGGGCTGCCTGCCGAGATCGCCATGTCAAGCGGCGACGATCCTTGCGCTGTGGACATGCTCGGCCCCTGCACGAACGACCCACCGAATGCGCTATCAAAGCGCACTTGCGTTGTGAACGAACCTGACGACGACGCGGAACCGTCCTGCGTCTCTTGCGTAGCTGCGTCTTGCTGTTGCGCGGCCTCGGTAAAGTCTTGGCCGGTTGCAGCCAGAGCAGCAACCTCGTCGGGTTCCAACCGCTCGGCTATTTCCTCCGCATCCGCAACGGTTTCAGCGGCGGCTTCCACTTCTTCTACAGCCTCTGTCACCTCAGCAATAGCAACAGATTCTTCTGCCCGCTCCAGTGCAACAGCGGCTATTGTCTGCACCTGCTCGACTTCCTCTGGCTCAAGTTCTGCGCTCTGCGCGACGGCTTCGGCGATGGTCTCCGCAACGGTGGCCACCGGGTCCGGCGCGGCGTCGATACTGATTGGCGGGCAACTTGGGTCCATAGGCGTCACGTCACAGTCAACGGTGACGACTGGCGTTGATCCGCCCCACAGCAATATGCCCGACTGGTTCTGAAGGAACTGCGCGTCGCGCCCATAGAAAAGCTGTATGTTGTCGTCCGCAGTTGGGCCGGTGATACCTGCGGTAAAGTCGCGCCATCCAGAAAAGCCCAGATTGCCGTAATTCAGTTGTATACTGCCGTCGGCAAAGAGGCCGATCTCAAAGGTGCTGCTGTTGTTCGTGCCGTACTCGTTTACGCCATACCAGCCAAAGAGGATCGAGCCATCGTCGCGGCGGAAGTATGGGTTGCCGGTGTAGCTAATTAGGTCTGACCAGTAGGCGTAAATGGTGTTGCGCTGCGACAGTTCGATAGGTTGGCCGTTGCAGCACAGATGATTGCCGCTTTGAAACGACACAAAGCCGTTGCTCGACACCCAAGCGTCAGTGAATGTCTGGCCCCAATATTCGAACTCAAAGCCAAGGGCCACGTTACGTGTGTTATCGTCCCCTAAATTGAGGGGCGTCATCGTCGTAGGCGCGCCGAGGATTTGCGGCGTTGTTAAGACAGGTTCGTAAGTTTGCGCACGCAGAGGCGTTGCACAGGTTAGCAGGATAGCGGCCTGTAAGACGTAGGTCTTAGTCCTCGACAGGGCGAAGCGCGCCATTCTCACCCCACGCGACGGTGGCTTCCTCGCCGATCTTACCCATGAACGGGCAAGGCGTACCGGCCATCTCCATCGCACCAAAAACACGGGGGTCTTGGCAGAGAAGGCTAACAGCGGCGACGCGCATACCCATATCGTACAGGGTCTTCGACAGCTTCATGCGTTCGCAGTTCTGATCGCGCACGGTACGTCCAAGGCTCATGCCGAGAATTTGCGTCTGCACTGCGCCGGACTGGCCGGTGGTGCAAAGGTCTTGGCTGTAGGACATCATGCTCGGCGCGATGGCGCTGGGCGGTGGCGACTTGATGTTCTGGTCAATCACCTGACGGTTAACGCTCTCGCTGTAGCTCTTGCTGTCGGAGACGTTTACGTTGTTGTTTTGGTTGACGTTGTTGCTCGTCTGATTGATCGTGTCGCTGTTGATGTTCCGGTTCGTGCTATCGGACGTGCTGTTCACGCTCTGGTTGATCGTGCTGTTGCTCGTGTCGGTATTGATATTCCGGTTGATATTGTCCGACGTGCTGGCGGATGTGCTGACCGATGTGTTCTGGTTGATGTTAGTCATCGTGCCAGAGTTGACATTATAGTTGGTGTTCGTGTTGGTGGACGTGTTCACGTTCGTGTTAGTGGACGTGCTGGCCGAGGTGTTGTTGTTGGTGTTGTTTGATGTGCTGTTCGTCGTTGTGTCGTAGACATATGACGTTGGCGTTGCCTGCGCGAATACCATAGAAACCGCGCTGGTGGCGGCTACAAAACCAAACAGGAAACGCTTCATCACCGATCCGCCTTGTTGTCTAGCTTGTCCTCAATCCGGCGGAGGTGCATCATCACCTCCTTAAACTTCTCGTCGATGCCGTTAAATTTCTCGTCGCCAAAGTCTAGCTTCGTTTCAAGGATTGCCAATCGGTTGCTCAACTGCGTCCACACGCCAATGATGGCGAAGATGCCTGCAACGACGGTGAGAAGCGTATCAATACCGAATGACATGTCCATCGTTAGGCCCATTCTTCAACAGGAGCATCTGGCCATACTGGATCGAGCATGTCGGCGTCACGTAGGGCTTGGCGGTAAGCCGCAAAAGCAGCCTTGCAATCGTCAGTTAGGTTAACGTCACTGATCTGTGTCCAGTCGCATTCTGCCAACTTGGCGTTGCGGATTGGCTTGTTGCTTGCGATGGTCTGCTCGTTGCTTTCCTGCTCCCGCTCTTCAGGGGATTTATACGGCCCCCAAACATTCGGGTTTGCGGACAAGCGATTGGCGCAAGCCTCCGCCTGCTCTGCGGTTGCAAACGGAACCTGCGTCTCAGGGTCATAGTTAGGCAGAAAGAACTCTTGCTCTCCGTCCGCGCTAAGAACGTGAGCCGTTAGATTATCCGCTACCGTGATGATCTGGCTCATGCGGCTGACTCTATGCCGATAAGTGATGTATTTTCCGTTGTCGTCGAAGACGCAACGACAGTCCCCGCCAAAAGTGTGACTGGGTACACGGATGAAAAGCTAATGACCTGTCCGTTAATTTGAGCAGAAGTCCCAAAAATAGTCCCGTTAAACACACGCCCTGCTGGGACGGTATACCTAACGGTCCCTGCCGTAACTCCGTTAATTGGGTAGATAGCAATTTGTTTGGGTGGAACAGCGGTAGCAGCCTCAACTGGAATTTTTATAAGAGCCATCGTTTAATCCTTACGGTGTGGTCTGAACGCCGGTAACGCGAAGCGTGGCGGTTTGTGGATAGAAGGTTGTGTTCAGCTTGTTCGCGCTGTCATCTGAAAGAGCGTAACCAGACAGCTTAACCGCGCCTGCGCTGGTGGTGTTAGGCGAAACGCTGCTTAAATTGAGGGTAAGAGGGGACCCGAATGTTTGGGTAATTGGGTCAAAATTCTTATAAACATAGTTGTAACCATCCGGATTAGTCTCGCTTGACATAAAGTATAACTTGTTTGCAGTTCTATCTGCGATAGGCCAATTAGTCGCAATGGTTAATTCCGCAGTGTAAAGATCAACGCCTGTATAAACTGGAGTAGCGTAAGCGGTTGTTCCTCCAGAGGTAAGAGGACCGAAATCCGCAATAGTTCTCACAAAAAGATCACGCGACAAAGATCCGGAGGGTTCAGTTGACACAATGTAGTAGGTGCTGTTGCTATAGAAAACTTCAAAAACTGTTTCTGTAGAAATTGCGACACCAACCGGCCCGACTGAGTTATAAATCCGTATCATACCGCCTGTTGTCGGGTTAATAGCGTAACAGCCAGTATTACTGGCTTCTCCCCCGTTTCCGTTAGAGGTCCAAAAAACTAAGCCGTTGGCGAAGGATATTCTGGGGTAAGAATAAAGTAAATTTTGCCAGCTAGTGCTGCCAGTTTGCAAGTTTACAGCACTGTGCGTATTAGTTGCGGCGTTGTATGTGCGTATCTGTGAGGTGGTAAGCCAATAGAATTTATCGACCCCATTGAAAACAACGGGCATATATGACGAGATATTGGCAACAGTTTCTTCCGTTCCGTTTACACCGCCAACACGACGATAGAGTGCTTGCGATGAGTTACCGTCATCTGTCCAATAAAAAAAGTTCGAACCTATAGTAGCGTAGCCCTCGATATTCCCGCCGGAACTCAGAGCAGTTGTAATTGCGGCGGATTGAGTTACCGGGGCAGAGTAACCTAAAATTCCGTTTACAAGCTTTCTGCTGAAAGTATTAATTTTAGAGTTTGAAGATGATGACGGCATCAATACCTGAAAGGCTTCGCTAGAGAAGCTTGCCGTAGTCTGCGCAACCGCAGTGCTAGAAACATCAATTATCTCCGAACCAGATACCGAGGTATCAATGTCCGCGGCTTTAACGCCATTGACAACAAAATCTAAGGATGATCCTATGGCAGTAAGTTGGTTATTCTGGACGTGGATGTCCTTCACAACATTACGCGTAGTTGCGTTTGTGCTGGCGATTGCAACGCCATTAGTTAACGCGCCAATTGCGTAGGTTCCGTTGGAAATCTCTTTAATCTGGTCAGCCATAATATACCTCTTAGATACCGTATTTCAAAAGGGTTGCGTATGTCGTCTCAGGCGACGGCGCTGAAACCCAATTAGTTCCGTTGCTGGTTAACACCTGTCCGGATGTGCCCGGAGCAACAGATGTTCCCCATGCAGTTCCCGTTGATATGGCAAGGCCCGCGCTTGGATAGACTTGCGGCGGGATCGTAATAGTAGCCCAGCTTGCGTTCGTGCCGTCCGTCGTAACATACTTGCCTGCGTTACCACCTTGAAACGGAAGCGAGTTATTGAACGAGGTCTGTTGCACAAAGGCAGTTGTGGCCACCTGAGTTGTGTTCGTGCCAGTGGCGGCTGTTGGCGCTGTCGGCGTTCCAGTGAACGCAGGAGAAGCAAGCCCCGCCTTACCGTCCAACTGCGTTTGCACATTCGATGTCACGCCATCAAGGTAGACGATCTCGGCTGCGCTTACGCCGCCGATGCTTGTCGTCGAAGGCAGCGTAACCGTGCCTGTGAATGTCGGACCAACCAGCGGCGCGTATGTTGAAGCTGCCGCCGCAGTGCCAAGTTTGGCATCAAGCTGCGTCTGGACGTTCGACGTTACGCCGTCGAGGTAAACCAGTTCCGTCGCGCTAACGCCGCCGATGCTTGTCGTCGAAGGTAGAACAACCGTGCCGGTAAAGGTTGGCGAAGCAAGCGGGGCGACAACGCCACCAGAAACTGTGCCGGTGACGTTCAGCGTCCCAGCAACAGCAGCTACTTTCCCTGCGCCTACGTTAAGACCAACGCTTGTCCCTGTGCCGTTAGCCGCAAAGAGCGCATCGACGAGATCAAGGTCAGTGTTTAGCTTATTGCCCCAAGTATCAGCAGACGCGCCGATCTCTGGTTTGGTAAGGCCAAGGTTTGAAGTTGTCGTATCAGGCATTAACCAAATGTCCTCGTGCGAATAACCAAGCGGCTCGAACCAGTCTTGGCCCGCTCCTGCGCAACTTCGTATTCAGCAAGTAGGCGGTCAAGCATTCCCATCCACGTTGCGATGCGCTCGTCCTCTTTCAAGTACGGTGCGCTCTGAACCAGCGTTGCGTACAAGTATATATCAGGATTAGCAGTTAAAAGCCAGTTAGATGTGATAGCATCGCTCAGCGCAGGAATGCGGCCATAATACATCAATTCGCCAGTGAAAGAACCATCTGGCGCAGGGACGTGCTGGAATTGTGTTCCAACCGTTGAGAAGAACATTGGCGTACCAGCCGCAGAAAACTTTGTCTTCTGGATGATAGCTTCTTCCGGCGTTACAAATTCCAGCACCGTAATCGGATTGGTATTAACCTGATAGCGGATCGTTTCCATCCAATCCGCTGGGCGGTTCTCATACTCCGCATCAATAGTGACCGTAGCCCGTGTCACCATCTCTGGCGCACGAACGCGGCGGTTAAGCGCAGCTTCGGCCAGTGAGATGAAGGACGGGATCGTCGCAGTTAGATCGTCCCTGTTAAGGAAGTCCGCGACCGCAGCCCTTAATTCGGAGTATGTAGAAATTGCCATTAAACAGTCCCCGGCCTTGTGCGGAAGTAGAGGTTGTCCGGATCGTTCAACCACTTCTTCATGCGCTCTTGGTCTTGCGTAATACCTTGGCGCTCAAGTTCGTAATACACTGAAATCGGGATGCTGCCAACCTTTGTCCACTCACCCCAGCGTTCCGGCGCTTCGTTGAACTCGCGCTTGTTCTGCTCGATGATTGCGGAAACGTCTTGCTCTTTCGAGATGACCGCTTCGTCCTTCTCGGCATCGTAATCGTAAAATGTTTTGACGCCTGTGAAAGCATCGTCGTTGATAAGGCGTTTAGTCATAAAACCCTCAATAGTTAGATGAGGGGGCGTTATGCCCCCTCACCCAGATAGACCTTCTTACGAAGTGGTCAAGTCGGCTACGATACCGTGAGCAGCTTGGCTGTTGACCTTCAGGCCGTACTCGACGAGCATCAAACGCTTCTCAGCGTCGCCGGTCTTCGCTAGTTCCATCTGCTGGATTGGACGAAGAACTGCCAACGATGCGTAATCAGGATCGACGATGAACGCATCACGGTCACGCTGGAAGCGGTTAGGAACGATGTTAACCGTACCGAAGTCAGACACATAAACGTCGGCTGCGCCAACGATCTGAGCCTGCTGACCAGCAGGAACGTCGCGGAAGCGAGTTGCGATGCCGGTGAATGCAGAAGCGGCGGTCTTGTTGAAAGGACCAACCATCAGCATCTTTGGCGTACCACCTGCAGTCCAGACCTGCTGGATTACGTTCTTGAGCAACGCTTCTGTGAACGCACGCTGCGTACCGTCGGTACGAGCAGCAGTTGGGGTCGAGCCAACAGTTGGGTTAGCACCGCCCGAACCGAACGAGGTGTTCGAGGTCAACCATGCAGGCAGACCAGCAGTACGACGTGCAGTTGTGGTGTTACCCGCAACAGCAGCTTGGTTGGCAAGCAAAGCAGCTTCCATGTCGCGCTTCAGTTCCGAACCCAGCTTAGCAAGCTGATAGGTCAGTTCTGAACGACGGCCTGCCTTATCGACGCTTTCGAGCGTACCGGAGATGACAACGTTCTTTGTGCTGATCTGCGTGTAGTTACCAACACGAGCGGTTGGGTTGACAGCAGTGAACGAGGAAACGTCATCGCCTTCGAGAGCGGCGTTAGCAGCCGAAGCAGCAGCGAGGCTGTCTGTCTGCCATTCGAAGTAGGTGTTCTTGACGCTCTCACGACCGATGTTCGAGATGAACGGGGTTTCTTCTGGCGAGATGTTATAGATAACATTCGACAAGTCTTCACGAATACCGATAGCTGAGTACCGGGTAAAAGTATTTGCTACAATAGCCATTAGTTCACGTCCTTATTAAATGAGTTTATCCAAAAGAGCGGCTGCATCAGAGATGCGGCCACTACGCACAAGGCGCTGGGAAGCTTTCTTTACATCGGTTGAACGTGTTGCGACTTGAGTACCTGAAGAACCGGGACGGACGATCCGCGCAACCTTTCTTGGCTGTGCCTTCACCTTTTCCACTTTCTTCGAACCCTTATCAAACATCATCGCTTTGCGCAGGATTGAGACGTGACTGGCTTGAACAAGTGCACTCAGGTCGCGTTCGCTAAACCCGTTGTTTATAGCCCATTCACGAAGTTCCTTAGCTTCGCTTTGCATTGTACTTTCGTCTTTCCATTCAGGAATGACTTCCGTGAGTTTGGCGCGCTCTGACTGCACAATGTCAGCCAATGCCCGCTGTTGCTCTCTGGCCATCTCTTCAGCAATTCGCTGCTGTTCAGTGTTAATAGCCTGAAGTTTAGCGACTCGTTCCTGACGAGATTTATTCCAATGCCGTTCTAACCGCGCCGCCTCAATGGGGTCTTCGTTATAAAGATTGTCCCAATCAGGCTCAGCATCGGACTGCACCTCAAGTTGCGCTTTAAGCGCCGGTAGCAGTTCCGCGTATTGAGCGCGTTCCATGCGGATCGCTTCGGCTTCACTTTGGAACGACTTACGTTCTTCAGCTAACGCCTGAGTTTTCCGAGTATAATCCGAATAACGAGAATAACCTTTCCGAAGTTCGTCAAGGGTGACTTCCGTTTCTTCACCGTCAAGTTTAACCTTGATGGTTAGATCGTCAGGAAGTTCCTGTTCGATAACCTCTTCGTTGTCGTACTCTTCATCCGGGTCGGACTCTTCGGCTTCCTCTTCGTCCGAGTAATTCTCGGCTTCAGTTTCTTCCGCTTCGTCCTGAGCCTCTTCAGGCTCTTGCGCCTCGGCCTGATCTTGGTTGTCCTCATTCGGGCCAAGCAGTTGGTCGATGGCTAATGTTGCTTCGTGGAGGCCGATCCCACTGGGGTTGCCGACTTGTTCCGTCATATAGCACCTTCTTTATTAAATGTTAACTCCTTGATTTGGCGACTAGGCCGTCGTCAAGGAGCGCCTGTAGGCGGGCTTTCAACCGCTCAAGTCCTTTGAGCGTGTGAAACATGTCAGAGCGGGAGCCGTAGTCAGTCGGGGCCGACATGCGCCACTCGTCAAAAATATCTCTCTCCACTGCGTCGAATGCCTCCTTGAGAATTTCATCCTCAAGAAGGCGCTTTGCGTGGTTAGCTTTTGTGATTGGGTCCATTAGATTAACGGCTGATAAACTGGGTTGATGGCCATAGCGGGCTGCGCTTGAGGGGCGGGAGCCGCAGAACTAAGAAGTCCGCTATACTCTGGACGGAAGAACATAGCTTCCGGACCGAAGCCGTACCGCTCATAATCCGTGATGTTTGGATTGGCGCGCATATCTTGGCCACGTGCAAAACCTACGCCCGTGCCAAACGGCGAGACATAGGGCGTTCCCGCACCTGTATCGCCGCCACCAGCTAAAAGGTTCTTCAGAAGATCAGCGCCAACGCCACCAATGGATACGAGTTGAGGCAGGTTTAGGCCAGTGCCAAGAACGCCGCCCTTGTCCGTCAGCGCCGGATCGGGAGTTGGCACTTGCGGTATACCGAGCGTAGGAAGCAACGGCCCAAGACCCGCAAGCACATCAGGGACGACGGTTTTTGGTACAGTCTTATTTCCGGTGACGACAATATCTTCTTCAGCAGGTCCTGTCAGCGTTGGGTCCATAGCCAGTTCAGTGAGGGCAGGTACTCCCGCGAGAGCCGATCCTAGACCGGGACCTTGCAAGAATGCTATGGGGTCAAATCCGCCGGGAGGGTTTATGGGGCGGTATTTGCTAACAACGATTTCACCAGTGTCTCGGTCAACGCCATCGACCACGTTGCTCTCGTTTGGCGCGGCTATTTGCGATAACGCCGCTTGACCGATTGCATTGCCCGCTGCTGAGCCAAGAATATTAGGCGCGGTTTTTTTGGCTGCGGTTACCAAGATATCGCCGCCAACGCCAGCAGGTATTGACGTGTTTGCAATGCTACCGAAGCTGAGGCCTTCGAGCGCGTTCGGTATTAAATCTGCGTTTATGGCGTCCGTTGGCACTGGTGCTTTGGGAGTAGCTGGCCCGAAAAGTTGACCGCCAAGATAGGAACTCCCTGCCGCCAATCCGGCGCGTAGCAATGTGTTTTCTAGACTGCGACCTTGCGCAACGCTTGACGCCGCAGAACCCAAAGCCGCACCAAGAACCGGGCCAACGCCGGGGATAAAACCTGCGGCAATTGGTAACGCCACATCGGCAATCTGGCCAAGAACATTTTTGTTAACCTTCTCATTGGCTACGTCATAATACCGGGTTGGACCTACGCTGCCGTCAGTGTTTATCGTGCGCTCACCCGCTTGGATTGTCCAGCCAGCCTTGTTCCCTTTTTCGTCTGTTATAGATTGGCCGATAGCAACCGCTTGACGCGCAGCATCAGGGCCGGTCCCACTGAATAGGACTTGGCCTTTGTTATCTACAATGCGAACCTCTTCGGCGTCACGCACACGGAACGTATTGTCTTGGCCAAAGCCAGTCGCGTTCCCCTTGTTAGACAGCGCGGACGTAATCAGTTCGCCCACTGGCATCATGACGCCACGGTCAATTCCACGGTCAAATGCGGGTGTGTCACCAAATGGCATTACATCATTCCTTCCGGCGGGAGTTCAGGTTGCATCGGCATTTCAGGTGGCATTTGCGCTTGCTGAACGGCCTGCGCCATCTGCGCGTTTTGCTGGGCCTGCTGAGCCTGCACGGCTGCTCGTTCCATCTCACCCTGCTGGCGTAAAAACTCACGGTCGCGCTGCATCAACGCTTCGATGTTGGCCGTGTTGACCTGCGCGCCGTACTTGGCTTCAATCTCGGCTGCCTTAATCATCATATCGGCATCGAGTTTGTCGCGCTCACGGTCGTCCTTGCGCAGCATCTCTTCGCGCTGCAACTCAAGTTCTGCGGCCTTCTTCTGGATGTCAGCGCGAATCGCTTCCATCTGTACCTGAGACAGCATCTCTTCCGGTGTCGGCTGCGGTGGCGCAGGCGGGGGAGGAGGCGGCATCATGGCAGGGTCTTTGAAGAATACAGTCGGGTCTTTGAATCCAGCCAGCGCCATCATCTGAGACAGCGTGTTGTAGTAGCCCTGCATGTCGGCCAGTGGCGCGCCCATCTGCATAAGCATCTCTTGCTTGGCCGCGACTTGACCCAAGAACGCCATCTTCTCTTCGTTGCTTCCAGTACCGATAGCGACGTTGACGACGACATCCATGCTCGTGTCCCACACACGTGGGTCAATCGGCACGAACGTATTACGCAGACGCACCATGCGCGGAGCATCTTGGTTCTTGGCGATAAGCTGCATCGACTTGTGGAACAGGCTCTTCATACCCGTCTCGGCAAAGATACGGCAGATCAGTTCGATATGCTGCGCTGCAGCAGTAATCGTGGCCGCGACAGCAGCGCGGGTCGAAGACTGAAGCGCATTCGCATCGAGGCCAGATGCGGCCTTGGAGATACCAGTACGGTTCTCGCGCAGTTCGTCCATGTACTGCAACATCGGGAAGGCTTGCTGCCCAACGAACGGCATCGTGAACGGCTGCACCATACCCGGTGCGCGCATACGGATGATGCCACCGACTTCGGTGTTCATCACGTCTTCGATGTTGACTTGGCCTTCAACAACACCCGTGCGTGGGTGGATCGACTGCGCCAAGCTGTCCAGCGTGTTACGCAGGATGTTCGACTTGATAAGCTGAATGTCCATCGTCACGTCGGCAATCGACATACCGAAGAATGTGTGTGGCTCTGGATCGGGGCAGAAGTCTACGAACGGAATAAAGTCGCAAGGTTCCCAATGCAGTATCTTGTTGGCCGTGCCAGCAACGCAGACGCGGCAAAGTTCCGCGATCCCGTCGCCGTCCATGTCAACGTACACATAGCCCTCGATGTAGAGGACTTTGCGCGATGTCGTATCGGTGCGGCCAGTGATTTGAACGAAAGCCTGCGGGTTACGATCAAATGTTTCTGGGTTGCCTTCAAAGTCGTCGAGCGTTTCGAAGCCGAGGTCTTGAACCTCATCGAAATCGTAGCCCATCTTCACAAGATCGGATACGGTAACGTAACGGCGGTGGGCTACAAATTCGGCTGTCTCGATAGAACGCGCACGGCGGTCAATCAGAAACTCTTCGGGCGGTACGGACTGGACGCGTAGGCGGCCCTTCTCCGTTGTGCGGACAACAGTGCAGTCGTATGTCGCAGGCTGGGTTTGGCCCATCATGCCCATCGGCGTTTCGACCATCGTCTCGCCGTAGGTAATCTCTACGTCCTTAACTTCGATATTGGCATCGGCCTGAAGTACCGAGAAGGTAGCTTCGTCCAGACCCGTGAAGTAGTGGGTCGTGACATCTTTATCGGTATCCCACCAAACTTTCATGATACCGTTCTTACGGATCAGAGCGTCCTTGAATGTGGAATAGCATTCGCTGAATAGGTTGTTATCGCGTGTCAGGCAGTAGTTAACATAATCCGTCGCTTGCTGCGCAGTGGCCACATCTTCTGGGCCGTTCGGCGCGAACTCGACGACGTTGCTTGCCGCGAAAAATACTTTCATGATCGACGGCATCATGGCCTGTACAGTATCCCGTACATCCATTGACATCGCCTGCGACCGGCCTTCTTCTTCGTTGCCGAAGGGTTCGCCCTTATAGTACTGGCCCGCGACCGCACGCTGCGGGCTGATTACGTCGTCGATATACTCTTGGGCGTCGTCAATCTCGGCGCGGATAATGTTCTGAAGTTCTTCTTCAGAGATAGGCTCTTCGACCTGCTCGTCTTCCATCTCTGGCTCTTCAATGGAAACTTCCGTACCGTCGGGAAGTTCCATAGAAGTTTCATTGGACATATCTTCGCTGTCGTCGTTTTCCGAGTTGGCGTTGGGAACCCCGGTGTCCTGATACATACCTTGGTTCTTAGCCATGTCGGCCTTACTCGGCTTACGGTTATTGCGATATGCCATATTTTAGCCTTACTTCTTTTTGGACTTGCCAGCTTCGGACAGGGCAATAGCTATAGCCTGTTTGCGCGATTTAGCCAAGGGAGCCTTTGCCGGGCCTTTAGGGTTTACGCCAGCGTGCAATGTGCCGCGTTTAAATTCGCCCATCACTTTACCAATTTTCTTAGCAGCAGCGTCTAACTTCTTCATATCATTTACCTTTCGGCGTATACGCGCCACGTTCGCTCAAGTACACGATGGCCCTGTAAAGAATGTTCGTATTCTCTCTCGCGTGGCCTAGCACCAAATTACACCCCGAACAAAGTATTCCGCGAACCTCACCTGTATCATGGTTATGGTCAACGACAACTGATCGTTTGTCTCTATACGCTAACGTATCAGATATTTCTACCGTACAAATAGGGCAAGCAAAATTCTGATTGGCGAGGATTGTTTGGTAGTCATCATTACTAATACCGTATCTACGCAGGAGATTGCGGTTGCGGTGGTAATGCGGGCGTGAAGCTGCGTGGGCTTGATGGTAAGCGCGCGTACACTTCTTGCAGGAACGCCTTTTGAAGTAGAAGTCGTCAGTCGGCTTCTCTTCGCCACATTTCGGACAAGTCTTTGTTTCCACGGGTACGCTCCCTGTGGCGGGGCTATACCCTATAACTCACAGAAAAGCAAAAAAAGTAGGATGGCGGCGTTCATGACGAAGGAGCAGCATCGTCTCGTCGCTATTACCGGCCTAGCCGCGCACATCCTTAGTCGCCCGGCAGGGAGAGGGAGAGGAGGAACCTGCCGGGCAAAAGAAATATATCACATCATTCGCTTATGTCAAACAACACCCTTGATGTTTCGCTTTAAGGCCCCCGTCTTGTTGGCCATCGAGTATCCGTGCATGATGGTTGATATGTCGGTAGCGAGGCACAGGCAGAGGGCATCCGCCTTATCTGGCGATGCAAGGCCGCGCTTCTTCATGCTTTCCTTACTCTCCACCTGCATCTTACCCGACGAGGTGAAGGTGTAGCGCGGCGACGCCAACTCGGCGAACAACTGTTCGTCCTTCGGTATCTTTACGTCACGGTTCGCCAGCCACCCCTTACACTTGAACCACAATTCGGCGCGTAGGTTGGCGTAAGTCCCTTTCATCGCAGGACTTTCTGCGACGTTGATGCCACGCGCTGGCAGGCCAAGTTCGCGCAGACGGTCAAGGACACCCGCCCCCAACCCGATGCTATCGACCAGTATCTCTACTGGCTGCTCCGAAGGGACAAGGGCCTCATACTCGGCCACGACCGCGCCGGTTAGCTGCATCAGGTCCAGACCTTTCCAAGTCTGTATCTCTTCAACAACTGGGCCACGCCGCTTGGCGAGTGCGGAAGCGTCGGAACCCATACGCGCAACGTCCAAGCCCCAAACACTTTTCGTCTGCTTGGCGATCTTGATCTCGCGGTTCATGGCTCCGTCAATCAACTCGACAG